CTTTGTAATGATATAGTCCACCTTCATTTTTGACTTTGGACAATTCTTCATCTTTTGGATTTTTCTTGGCTAGAATGATAAGACATTCAGGACAATACATCTTTTTTGAATCTTGACTCAATTTCTTAAAGTCTCCTGACAAATTGCAACAATTTTCTCGTTTTGTGCTTTTGTCATTGGAATTGAACAAGACACGATTTTTGTCTTTTTGTCAATTACAATTAAACCATATTTGGTCAATACTTCCCAAACGGGAACAGACATGTAATATTTACACTCTGATTGAACATTGTTATTTTTTGGTTTTAAAGTGATTTCGCAAATACCTTGTTTTGTATCTGATCCAATTGAATGGATATGTTCCAAAACTTGTTGTTTGTAATTGCTTTGTCTATTGTCCAATTTTTGGACAATTGTCTCATATCCTTTGAAATTCAATTTCTAACTCCTACAAAGGATATGATATCAAATCCAAGATGATTTGGTTTTTCAATAAAGTCTCCAAATGGTTTTGGACTATAACCAATATTGTGCTTATTGGTTTTTGCAAGATTTTGGAAATCTTTTGAGATTTTCCAATTACTTGAAAGTGTTTTTTGCATGTTTGTATATTCTCATATCTTCTTATTATATATTATGGAGATTTGGTGATTTTTTTAGTCACAAATGTTTCATAATTTCACTATTCGAGTTTAGAAACATTTTTGAGTTTATTCGGTGTATAACGTAAGAACGTAAGATTTGTATCATTTCATTCTGACATTCTGACATTCTGACAATTCACAGCATTAGAATTCATTTTGTTTTCTGTTTTGGATCATTGATGGAATTAATTGGTATACCCTACCGTATTTGGAAGTGTATTTAGTTCACTTCCATTTCTTAGGTCATGGGGGCTCGGTAGGCGATTTAGATATTTGAATATCATGAGCTGTGCGATTCCCACCGAACCCATCACGAAGTAAGACAGAATCTTTGATGAAGTGTATGTCTGCATCTGGGTTCATTTTGAACCCCATTCGCCAATCCAAGCAAAGTTTGAACTCCATTGGGTTACCCCACGCCCAGGTATTTCGAGTTAATGAGTCTCAAAAGGATAGATTTTGACCGAGGGCTACCTACCCTCTTATCGACCCACAGAGAAAAAGTACAAAAATTTTTTTTATCCCAAACCATTCCACGCCTAGGCGTAAACCGAAGTAATATTCAAAAACCAATATTACTCCGACGGAGCTCTGCATATCATGGTACGCAAGAAAAAATGTTGGCGATGTAAATCAGAACTACCTCATTCATGGCCTTGGGTCGAATGTGGAAATTGTATTAACCTAGTTTATCCTGAAACATAATGGTCAATGGTTCCCAGGTCCTATCGCCCGATAGCTGAGAGCCATTGACTATATCATTATATAGTCTATTAGATACATAGATACATGTCAGAAAAAGTGGTAAAAAAATGTGTAATACTAACACCTGAACAAGATCAGAAAATACGTCAGATTCAGATTCGACGAATGACCGCAGAGTCAAAGTCCGTATCATATAGCTCAATTTTGAAAGCTGCTATATCAGAGGGATTGGAGCGTCTGCAATGAGTGAAACAATTGTACATAAAGATTGGGCCTATGAAATCAAGGTTTCTAATGATAATACTAAAGGTGAGAAACGGGTGACTATCCATGTCCGTTCTGACGTTGATCCAGCCGAAGCCCAAAAACTTGCAGACAAGTTATACAAGGACGAACTCGGTTCATAATGGAAAAAACATACACACTCTATTTTTGTGACCTCTGCGGTGGAAAACAAAGTACACCATTATCCTTGTTCACATTACAGTCGTATGGTAAGGTCGAGACTCTAAAGGCTTCTTTTTGGGAAAAGCATATTTGTAAATCCTGTGAGGAAGATTTCCTCAAAGTGATTGCGAGTGTGACCCCATGAATAAGTGGGATTTAAAACGCGGTCATAATCCAGAACATTGGCTCTGCACTTGTGGTCAGCCAAACGCCACACAAAGAGATGTTTGCTTACAATGTGGCGAGACTCCAATTGAGAAGAACTTTAAGAAATACATCCCAACTGATAATCTCAGAGGTGGGTCAAGGAGACAATACTCTTGAAGGGAATCTGTCACAAATGTTTTACAACCAATGTTGAGATTTCAATTTCATATTTGAATAATCGTGGATTGGTAAGATGTGAGGAATGTGCTAAATGACCGAATTCTTTTGCAAGTCAAATGAGTGTGATTGTGAACCTGGCGATCCTAATTCATTATCATTCATCGAAGGCCAAACCGTATTATGGCGATGTCAACATTTAACAACTTTGCAAAGAGTACGAAAAACCGAGTGGGTGGAAAAATGACCGCAAAGAAAATTAATTGGCGATGGGAGCGATTATTGCAGAACATGAAGAAACCTGTGAGTTATGCTAACAAGAAGAAACATGAAGCTGAAATGACAGAGGACTTTGAAAGATATTGAATGAATTAGAAAAAAGGATTGAAATCTACGAAATGGAACTCGAAGCACTAAATGACCACATAAAGGCCGTGGAAGCTCAAAGAGACTTGTTTTTGAAGAAATATGAGGAATATCGAGACAAAGTCACCAAAATTGTAAGAGAATCACTCCAAACGTATTCAATGGGTCAAAAATACAGAAATATAGTGGAGATCATAGATGCCTGATTTAACTAACAAAAACTTCTTAGAAGCTCGAAAAAGAGCCGTCTTGGGACGTATTAATGACCCAAATTACAAATATCACAACACTTCTGATGCAGAACGGTGTAGAAAGGAAAAAATGAGAAAACATGAGGAATTATACGATGACAGAAAACGAGTGGCATAATGGGAATCTACTCGTCGGGGACGTACTTGAAAAAATCCAGGAGATACCCGACAAATCAGTCGATTGTATCATAACTAGCCCACCTTATTGGGGATTAAGAGACTATGGTGTAGTGGACCAATGGGGCTCAGAACCCAGCTATGAGCACTTTCTGTTAAAATTAGACCGATTGATGGACGAGAATAAGAGAATTCTAAAAGACGAGGGGACTTGTTGGGTTAACCTTGGTGACACGTATTCCACGCAATCAGGTGGAATGAGGGATTTGGCCGAGGGAAATACCACACAATATGGTCAGGTGGATTATGGGAAATTTGAAGGATCACAGAATGTCCGACAACCAAAGTCAAATTTTCGCGACAAGACCCGTGTGGGGATTCCTGAACGATTTTACATCAATTGTATCGATAATGATTGGATAGCTCGAAATCACATCGTTTGGGCGAAAGCCAACGCAATGCCTACATCTGTCAAGGATAGATTCCAAAACAAGTGGGAGTCAATATTCTTCTTTGCTAAAAATACACAATACTATTTCAACCTCGACGCTGTACGCGAAGTCCCACTTGGCGGTTACGCAGCTTTCAACAGACGAATTCGAGATGCTAAGAAACTAAATCAAATGGGGTTAGACGGGGCGATTCCAGCAGCTAAAGCCTCTGCAAAGGAAATGGAAGAATATGGTAATCATCAACCAGGTGATAGGTCCCATTTCGGTACAGGTAAGGATATTGGGAAAAATATGGAAAAAGCTGGAAATACCGAACAAGGTAAAAATCCTGGCGATATTTTTTGGATAAATCCAAAACCCTTCAAGGAAGCTCACTTTGCTACATTTCCCGAAGAATTACCTGAATGGATAATAAAGTGTGCATGTCCCCAAGGTGGTACAGTTTTCGACCCATTCATGGGGTCAGGGACGGTAGCTGCGGTTGCATTGAAAAATAATCGCAAGTGGTTGGGGATAGAGATCAATCCAGAGTACGTCAAAATAATTAAAAAGAGACTTGACTCTCTACAAAGTGACACGATGGAGCAATTTTTTGAATGACGAACAAAAGTGGATCATGTATGAGCCACAAACACCAAATGAAATTATGGATGAAGTTATCGCAAAGCACGATCTCGACTCCCTCTATGTTCTTTTTAGTGGGGGAAAAGACTCCACTTGTGTTGCGGATTTTATCGCAAAGAATTATCCCAAACAATTCAAAGGAGTCGTCTTTACTAATACTGGACTTGGAGCACAAGAAACAAGGAAGTTTGCAATAAGATATTCAAAACAAAAAGGTTGGCCATTAGAAATGACATGGGCTCACACAGAGCATGATAGATTTATTTCTGTAATTCAAAAGTATGGTTTCGCTGGTCCAGGTAATCACGCGATGTGGATGGGCTATCTAAAATATCACGCATGGTGGTATTTCATGAAAACAAAATTAAAAACGCTCGGTGAGAAAGCATGTTACATTAGTGGCGTGAGAAAAAAAGAATCTAACGCACGGGATAAAATAAAAAAATACACAAAGAAACCTGTGGACTATGACGGTAAAACAATTTTCGTAAAACCATTTCTTTGGAAGTCTGGATCTCAATTGTGGGATTACTACAATGAGAACGAGTTAGAGAAATCTCCAGTGTACGACTGGCTCAACAAGTCTGGTGAATGTTATTGTGGGGCTCACGCTCAAGATTGGGAATTAAAAATGTTGCAGACTTATGATCCTCTTGCATTTCAAACTATCAAGCATTATGAGAAAGTGATCAAGAATACAAGAGAGTACATGATCTTTGTAACGGGAGCTACTGAAGGAGATGTAGCCAATTGGAGTCGCATGTATCTTGTCAAGGCCCTAAAAGAGAAAATGCCTGAGTATCAAAAGCAAATAGCTCGATTAGCAATGTTTGACAAATGGGGTGATGGTCCAAGTACGGAAGACACCGAAAACCAGTCACTTTTAGATGAATGGACCCAAGGAACTGGTATGCACATCAACGAAGATTATTGTGGCGAGAGTTGTATAGTTTGAGAAAGTCAAACCATACATGTGATGAATGTGGTGGAGCATGGGGGGATCACGACATTGATTGTGACGAAGACGAATAATGTGGATTGAGATTGGACTTGCAATTGCGGTTCCAGGGACCGCTGCTGCTATTGGTGTGATCAGATACTTTTGGAAAAAAGAAAAATGCTTTATCGCCATGAGAAACAAGATTGACGAACTTTCCAGATCTGACGGTGACTCAGATGAGACTCATACTGACTTTGATTACAGAATGAAGGTGATTGAAACAAACCAACAGAAATGGATTATTTATTTAAAATTATTATTAAAAGACAGAAACATACCTTATGATGAGTAATAGTCATACAACTCTTTTAAATAATGAATTATGAATTTGATTATGAAAGATTGGACTTCGCCTGAACATGTCGCTAAGATCGGGCTCTCCATAATGCACGTTCTAGCTGAGGAATTCCACATAGAGGCGAAAAAGCCTACAGGTGAGAAAGATCACTCGCTAATGGTGAAACTAAGTCAAGCTGTAGGCTACCAATCTCAATTATTCTCTGCATTACAAAAATCACATGAATTTGCAAGAAGACTCAACGCAGTCGAAAAATCCACACAGCATATCACACCAGAAGAATTAGCTCTTCTACACAACCCAGTTGTAATTGCTGAAAAAGAAAATGAAACTCTAAAGCAGATGATATAATTGCCACACTCCGACGGGTTCCGTTTGGGAATGATAGAAGATTTACTTAAACAAAAACAAGAGCAAGGAAAAGTAGATGTTGTTCCAAATAATTTATTAGATTTTATTCGAGACTTTCGACCAAAGATTGGCCGTAAAGATTTAAACTTTCGACAAGATCCATTTTGGCGAGAGCCACTTTTAGATGAGCACCCACACATGATGTTTGTTAATGGACGACAAACTTACAAGACGACAAATGCGTCTTCTCTTATCGCTTGGGTTGCTCTATCCAAACCTGGCTCCGAAGTTACTTATGTTGCAGACGATGATCTCCACAGGTCAGCTTTCTCGGAGCAAAGACTTCGACAAGAAACTTTTATCTCTAATCCTAAAATGGAAGCCTACCTACCACATGGGAAGGCGAATGTTGGACGTATTAAACTCCTTAACGGTTCCGTCATTTACTTGGTCACAGACGAAAACAAATACCACGGAGTAGAGGGAAAGTCTAATGAGGTTCTCATTTTAGATGAAGCACAGGCCCAAGATGTTGGATTTCTACCTGTTGCAATGTATTCGCTCTCCAAAACTCATGGACGGTTTTACTGTTTTGGAATCGGGGGGGAAGCTGGTTCAGATTATTATAAAATGTGGAAGCGTACTGATCAGCGTGAATGGACTTATACTGATCCTGACTGGCGAGAAAAACTTACCTTCGATAAATACGGAGCAGTCAATAATGATGCAGATAGACTCAATAAAATACTTGATGGTAAATGGGTTGCACAAAATCCAAGTCACAAAGACTACAGAGGATATAGATTTCCACAGCGAATATTTCCACACATTCCATTAACAATTCTCGACGCTGTTACAAAATACAAAGTACAACCCGAGCTGTCAATTGAATATCAAGAAAAACATTATCCACGTTCTATGTTCTTGTCACATTGCGAAGGTGACTTTTACAAAGCAGAACGAAGACCAATCACTCCCGAAATGGTTGAAGCATGTTACATGAATTATTTGAAATTACTTTTACCGCATGAGGTAATTGATCTCAAAGCTCTATACGGTGACGAGATCTATGTGTTAGGTGGAGTTGACTTTGGTAGTGGACCAGCAGCTTCTAAAACTGTTGCATGTGTTATCATACACTGGCGAAAAGTAAACCGATACCAACTTGCATGGATTGATCCACGTCCAGCAGAACATCCAATGGATCAAGCTCGATACATTACAGAACTGTTTGCAAAGTACGAAGTTGACTTTGCTGTTGGTGATTGGGGATATGGTCAGGACCAAATACCTATAATTCAAGGTGGCGGTAGAGATGCAAATGACAAAAAGTTTGATGGACTTGGACGACATAAGTTTCGAGGTTGTCAAACTATTGGAAACGAAATTAAACCAAATTCGGAGTATTCTCAAAATACCGATGAGCATGGAGTCGATCAAGATAGAATCCAAATTGACAAGACAACAGTTATTCAGAATTTTATCGATTTTGTTGGAATGTCAATCAGCCACCCAACTTATCCTAGGGAGTCAAAATTCAACAAGCCGATGTTCATAATTCCACACTTTTACGATTGGCAAACTGATTTTCTCATGGACGACATGACTTCAATTACTAGGAAAGATCTCGATGAAGTACAGGAAGTTAGAACCGAAGATCCTAGACAAAAGGCCATGAAAACCTTTAACCACCCACCCGACTCTGTAATGTCTATTATCTATTGTCTAGTCGCTGGTCAAAACCATAATCCATCAGCTTATCAAATTACACCCATTCGTAAGAAAAGCCGAAGGTAATCAGTATATATCAGAGACAAAAGATATGCAGATAAGTGGCAACATGTTTGGGACACACTTTTGGAACTGGCTGTTACAAAAATAGTAAGGCTCCAAAAGCAATGAATTGGAAAAGACATCAATTATGTTACAAATGTTTTTGTCTCGTTGTTATGGAAAAAAAGCCCCCTAAAGGTCATGGTGGTAAGTACATTGAGAACAACGAAATGAAGGGAATGTCCCTCATAACACAATAGTTATAGTTTATGAAATTTCACAAACCTCATGGGCTTTATTGGTCGTCTAAAAAATGCTGCGAAGGGTTTTACAGGCGAAGCCCAAGTCCCAAGAGATTTTACTAGAAAGAACGTTCCCTCAGTTCCTTTAACTGAATTACGTGATCTAATGGAAATGGCTCCAGGTTTATCTCAACCAGTATGGGGTCCAGAAATTTCTACTGTCGGAGCTTATTCCAGAGAGGGTTATACTTCAAGAACTTTTGATACACCAGCTATTCCGTTCCGAGCTCAGAAAAATGGTTTACAAGTTGACGAAGATACACAGTTGGCCATCAATCACTTGTCTTCACAAGTTACAGGTGGAGCGCACTATGTAAAAGCAGAACAGACGGGGGTCGTAGATTATTTTAAGAAATTTACAAAGGATTTACATTTCGATACTTTTGACACAGAGCTTGTAAAAGAATTACTTTGGTATGGTAATTCTGTTTGGAAACCTCGAATGGGAATTCAAAACGTTAGATCATTCCGCGACTTGATGCACATACCAATTTCGAGCTTCTCAAAGATATGGTGGGATAGACAACGTATTCCATACAAGTACGAGTTTAGAGGAGCAGAGTATCAAGGTTATCACAATCCAGATGAGATAATTCATTTCACATGGAATACAGTTGATGCTAGTGTTTTCGGTACAGGATTCGGTGTTGCAATGGTAGCTCCGCGAGAATTTGCATTTACAATGGCTGGTGGCGAAACAGAACAAAGAACCCTTGAAGGTTTACTTGACAGAAAATATGAAACTCAATACTTAATGCAATTAGCACAACAAAGATACATTACAAGAAACGTTTGGGCTGTTGAATCAGGAGATGAAAAGTCAAGAGCTGAGTTACAAGCTCAAGTTGAAAACTTGGACATTGGTCAAGATGTTGTTGCAGGGACGAAACTCGAAGTGCAAGAGTTGGGATCACAAGGTAGAAACTTTAACGCTGAACAATTTACAGACCTAACACAAGGTCCAATCTTCAAAGCCTTGAATGACTTTAGAGGAAAACAAGGGAGCAGTGAATCTCACCAATTTGCAAACGCAAGAAGTTCTGCTGCACTTGACGAAATTGGGTTGAGTGCTTTCCCAATTTCTGTCAAGGAGCAATTGATGGAAAAGATTTTCAAACCTTGGTACAATGCAAATCCACTACCTGACGAAGAAACGGGTGGAATGACATGGAAAGATTGGGATTCACTAAAGTTTGAAATCGAATTTGGAAAAGTAGAGAAGAAAGATATTCCTGTACAAGATCAAATCAAACTACTCGAGCTCTACATAAATTCCCCTCTACCAAAGGACCCTGTCGTGCTAAACAATCTATTCATACAAGCTGGTCTTGGTATCACCAAAGACATGGACGAAGAGCTCGAGCAGATGTTCTCACCTGAACAATTAATGCTAAACCAAATGATGTCACAACCACAAGGATTTGATCAACAAGGTCAACAAGGCGAAGAGCCACAACAAGATTACGATTCACCACAAGTTGACAATGGCGGTGGCGAAGTAGGACCTGACTTTTCAAGTGGTACAACAAGTCCACCAATGGACGAAGCAATCTATGACTCAATGGCCATCAATGTTCGCGGAGATTTCCAAAATAACTATAAACGAAGCAATCAAAGTCAAGATTGGAACTATGGAAGGGATTATGAATAATGCCAGGTGATCACGATAAAAAATGGGGCGACTTTGAAAAAGGTATGTCCGAGATTTCTAGTGCTTTAGATATTCTACAAGAAGAAGTTGGAATTAACCATGCAGACGCATTACCTGATCCTGACGATATGGCTTCACATCCAACACAAGAGGAAGTTGGAATTAACATTGCAAAAGCATTACCTGACCCTGACGATATGGCTTCTCACCCAACTAAAGAAAGTCACAATCCGTTAGATATTGTATTTGGACATGAAGTTAGTGAAATCAATATGAACCCAAAAGATCCAGTTGAGGAAGGTGGTCCAAATAGTGGACGTAATCCAGAAGGCGGTCAAGACAATACGCCAGGAACTGGTCAAGGTCCGTTAATCTCGTTTGGCGAAACTATTATGAAACAGTACGTGGATTCAAAGATAAATTGTCCTTGCCACAAGAATTAGATATTACTAAAATTTTACAAATGAAAGAATGGCTCATAGGTAGAGGTATTCCTTATGAAGAAGCGGAGCGAGCAGCCTACGCTTATTATTCCGAAGTCGAGCCACCTATTGCATTACCGTGGCCAGGTCCCGTGACGGGAATCGACAACGCTGGAACCCAACCAACTTTCAAAGTCCCTGACACGGGATCTCCACCTATCTTTATTCCAAATGCAGCTAACGAGGGAATCTCTACTGACTTTATTCCAAGTGTTGGACCTGACGGTTACATGACTGACCCAACACCTGATCCTTTAGGATCTGTTAAAACAAACAATCCAAAGTATTCCATCGAGGGTGGAAACATCGGACGTACTTACAATATTGTAAATCCACCAGCCGAAGAATCCGATGTGTGGTTAGGTCTTTCCACGTCCACTCCAGCTGAACCAAGTATGCACAGCGAACATGGTTTCAACGTCGCCAAACAAATCCCTGAATGGTCTTATCCTATTGAACAATCACAAATGACTCCCGACTTACCACCTATTGCAATTTTACCTAGTGGAATGTTAAACGAAATCGAACCTGACTTACAAGAATACGTTTACCAAAATCACGATAACTCAGATGTCTGCAATCAATTTAGTGGTAAGACTTTTGACATGCACGACAGGGGACATCGACCCGTCCCACCAAGCGAGGGACTCGGTTACACTAACACCCACCCTAATTGTATCTGTTATTGGAAACCAAGTGGAAAAGTAAAAGCACAAAAAATCAATCCAGGTGGGTTACTTGATATTCAAAGAATTCATAGAAAGATTGGTCAGAAAGCAAGATTCGATGAGTCAAGAAAGATGGGGAATTGTCTCAGCGTACTGGGTCTAGGAATTATTATCGTAAACCTCTTAAAATGCAAGAGGCCATCGCTGAGGTCCGTCATGAATTTGGTTGGCTTACAGATGATTACATTAACCGAGCTAAAGCACTTGCAGAGTCAGAGGGTGGAGCACTCTACTTGATTCGAGCTTCGCAAGAAGCAATTACAGATCACAGAGCTGAGGGTGAACCATATAGAAGATTACTTAGTGGACCTGAATTAAAAAGCATGTCAAGGACAGCAATAGGTCATGGAATGGATATCAACCACGACCCAAACTTTAGAACTGAAGCAAGTATCATCGATTCTGAATATGATGAAGCGACAAAGTCAATTCAAATGTTAATCATAGAATCTGATCCAGAAATCAACGAAGCAATTAGGAGCGGACAGATCGACGCTGTAAGTATCAATGGGGGATCTCCAAGAGCTGAAACTATTGAGCCATGTGAACATAACTGTAACACAGGATCATGTGAACTATGTGTCGTTCCAAGGGGGGTAATTTTAGGTGAACAAGACGACATCGCATTGACATGGGTCGTATCTGATCCGCGTGGACTTCAATGGAGAGGCCAAACTATTCCTCATGCACAACCTGGTGTTAAGACAACGATAATTCAAAGAGTTTAAGTAAGATGAAATTGCGAAATACTTTTACATCATAATTTCCAATTTTGCGTCATGAAGTTACAAGAATGTACGACAATGGTCCAAGCAGAACAATTTTTGCGTGGAGCAAGTCCAACATTTAGAAAAACTGTAGAGACAGCAATTGCTCTTTCTAATCACGCAGATGCAGCTCAAAGAGCTATCGGTCAAAACTTTTGGTCCGCAGCTATTCAAGAACAAACTGCAAAATTAGACAAAAACGAAGAACCAACACCTAGCCATGACTATGGTATTAAATCAAAAGGTAGTAAATTCGTTAGAGAAGAAACACTTGCTGGTGGAAACAAGAACGGAACAGACGGATCAGAACAATCCACTGATAACACCGAACCTTATCCACAAGAAGGTGAGAATTCCGAGGACGGTCAGAAAGACATGCAGAAGATGTCAGACACCGAAAATCAAATGACAGAAACTTTCCCAATGCCAGGTCAAGGTCAACAAATGCCAGGTATGGGTGGAATGGACCCAAATTTGATGAAACAAATGGCTCCACAAATGCCACAAGTCCCTCAGATGAATACACCTCAATCTATCCAACAAATGCAATACACAGTTCAAGAAGCAATGAAACACTACGTTGGTCCTCTTAGAGAACAAGTCATTAAATTGACAAAAGCAAACTCTTTCCTTGCAAAGCAAGTTAGAGAAATGCAAACTATGAAGACAGGCTTAGATCTCCATTCTGTGGTCGAAAACAGACCTAACAGAGTACAAGAGACACTTCCTAGACAAGTAGCAAATATTGGACCAGATGGTAAAGCTCCAAGAATCTATGAGAAATCATATAATTTGGAAACGGCCAGACAGGATATTCTAAATATAGACAAAATGATCTCTAACCAAAGTTAGAATCTTTTTTTATTTTTCTCAAAACTATTTTAAACTATGCCCTTCGAGTGGGGTTAACATGACGAACAATTATCCAGGTCTAGCCCGTGGTCCTATCGATCACGAAGCAAGTTCTGTGATAAACGTAATTGCAAATGAAGCCCTTAATATGGGCGATTCTGTTGCTCTAGTCGCAGCACCTTCGAGTGAAATCCTACCAAGGGTTGACGCTGGTGACTCTGCATTAGAAGGTCTTTATGGAATTGTTGTCGGTGGTGACGCTGACGGAATTTATGGAGATGGAGCAGCCGACTCAAATGGTAAAACCTTAGCTGCTACCGCAGCTGGTGAAGCAGTAGTCGTTGTAACCCAAGGCCGTTGCCTTGCAAGAGTTTTAACTGGTGTCGCAATCGGTGACAAACTCGAACAATCAGCAACAGTTGGCGCGTTACAAGTCGCAACAAGTGGTATAGTTATCGCTGTCGCACTACAAGCTTCTACAGGTGGAGACATCATTGCAGTTGACGTTCAACGTGAGGGAGCAGTATAGAATTGACTGGTACACAAACTAAACACAACAGACAATCTATCTTAGCTCTACCAGAGATGGCTCACATTAGAGAAGCTCTAATGTTAGGAGCCGAAGCTGGTGTTCAAGGCGGTCAAAAATGGGACCCATTTAGACCAATCCGTGAAACTCCAATGAGCGTTATTTTCGATCGTCACAATCCTAGCGGTTTCGAGGACGGAAAACTTAATCCAAACCTCTCAGCTGTATGGTTCAACAAGTATGGAATTAGAATCGGTGACATGGCAAAGTCCAATCCTTACATCGGTGGACATCAACTCCGTGAAACAGTTTCAATTCCAAACTCTCTATCTGCACTTAAAATTGCAGACGAGATCCTAGAAGGTGCTGAGCCTTGGTCTGACTGGAAACAGTACGCAAGACTCATTGATATGGAAACTCCAAAGGTTAACGTACCAATTACCAAATACACTGACACTGTCGGTGGACAACCTGGAGCACAGAAAGGACTTGAGATCTACAGCGAAGGCGGTGGAACTCCACCAGCAATTGGTGGTAAAGTTGAAACAGTCGAACTCGATACTAGCGGTACAAACAACTCATACAGAGGAACAATCGCAGTCAATAGAAACGATGTGAAAGATAATAACTTCTTGTCTGTAGAACAGTCTTTGAAGAACGCTGGAAATGAATTCTATTTCATGGTCGGTGAAAAAATTATCAGAACATTAGTTGACGATGCAGCCGTTCCAACTGACACAAAAGCAAACTTGGCTCAGGCAACTCCTGTCCAAGCAGAATTTGAAGCATTGATTAATGTAATCAGAGGAATTTTCCCTGGTACACAACGTAACAGAGCAGATACCATGTTCATTAATCCAACAGATGCTATGCAAGCTGTCAGAAATGCTGGTACAAATGGCGAATGGCCATTCTTGAGCAGATTCATTGTAGGACCTACCGATAACACCGACGTAGTGAATAACAGTGGATTAGCAGCAGCACTCGGATTGAGAAATGTTTGGGAAACCCCACAAATCGAAGCTGGCAAAGTCTTGATTACAAAGAGAGACATTGCAGAGGTAGTCGGTTTGAGAGAGGATTTGACAATTGAGAACTTTGACCTAAGCGTAGGTGGTATTTACGAATCAGACTTGTTAATTCGAGTTGATCCAAAACCAGCACACGCAGATGTCGGAGCATACGTTATCTCAGCATTTAACGTCTAATCATAGACAAAATTTCTTTTTTTTTATTCAAAAACACTTTTAGAGTATTATTCGTAAGGAAAATCATCATGGCAACTGCACTTTATATCAAAGGTCAGGAAACAGGGGCTAAACTAGCTGACGAGGAATTTTTCGCTAGTGACGTAGTAACTGGAAATATTGTTGGTAGAGGTTTAGATTTAATCGTAGAAATTATGATCACAGTAGGTGTAACACCTGATATTGAGATTACTTATGACGGTGGAGCCACATGGGCTGTACTAATTCCTACACTTGCACTAAATACAATAACAAGAGTTAGAACTATAGGAATCGGAACTGACTTGGTTAATTTTAGATCTTCTGCAAATTGCACACTTAACAGATTCTTAGTAATTGGAGATCCTGACGCATGACAATAGGTTGTGTTAGGTGTGGAGCTTCGATGGAAGGCGAGATAATCACAGGGCCTATATCTTTCACTTTTAAACATGATCCAGGATGTGGTATGGGGATCGGTCCATTATGCGTTCTAAAAGGAAAGATCACAAAGAAAGTTGAAATCAAAAAGAAAAAGAAAGAGTCAACTAAAGTTTATGGAAATGACGAAACACCAACTACTGACACCCCAACACATGAGGATGTTAAAGTCGAGTCAACTACAGATTTTAATTGAGTCAATAGTTTTTGTTATTTACACTTCTAATACTTCTACTACTTACAATTCTGCATGACAAAATGCGAAGGCTGTAGTTACAAGTGGAATACCACTTCTAAAATGCAGAAAGTAACATGTCCAAGTTGTGGGGGAAAAGTCAAAAATGAATAATAGTTATTTGTTAATGATAATTCTTGTAGCAGCTGGCGTGTCCGTCGGTTTTGCGTATGCTGAAAGATCAGTAGTAGAAGTCCCTTTTGATTATACAGGGAATAGTTGCACGTTTGATGAAGAACTTGTAATCTATACTTGTCAATGGATGGGATCAAGCGAAACAATACCTAGTGACAAATCTGACAGTGGAATAATTCCACCTGAACAAGTCGCACAAGAATCTAAAGAAGCTCACGATCTAGCAGTAGCTGATAAGGTTGAAGTGAAATTAACACAAACTGAAAAGTTGATTGTTAAACTTCAAGAAGAAGTAGATGCTGGAACAATATCATCAGCTGACAAAATCTTATTGAAAGCCTTAGAAGATATGAATAGAGTTTGCACATTAGGAATCGAACATGGAGCATTGATACAAGAATATGCACAGTTTGAAATTCCAGTGATAGATCCTAACACTACATTCAAGTCCATTAATTATGGAACGAATCAAGCATTAGGTAAAATTATCAAAAAGACCATAGAGTGTAAAATGTGGGACGAATATCGTGTTTCACATCTAGGTCAAAGATACCTGGATATTGAAAAAGTCGGTGTTAACAACCAACAACATCACCGAGAAATGGTGACTGATAAGGGTACATACCCAAGTCAAGTATTGACACCAGAGATATTCAAGGAAACTATTGATAGTGCAAAAACTTTCATCTGTAATTCAAGTCACTTTGATTACGGATATAAGAAACAAACGGGTTGTTTCCCAACTCCTGAACTAATTGGTGGTGGAATCTCAATGGCCGATAATGAAGCCATGAAGAAATATACCGCATGGAAATCTACTGGGAATCAAAACCGAGCTGACTTGTTAAAAGCAGAAGTTGAAAAATCAATCCAAACTTCTTTGGAATCATTCGCACAGCAACACGGAATCGACATAGCAGACCTCAAGAACTTAGTCCAAAACGTTGATGAATACAACGAGGACCAAAAGCCTTGATCTCTATTTTTTCTTTAATTTACATATTCACAATATTTTCGGGTGGCGACTCTGTTGATGTGTTTATCTCAACAGATATCGAGTATGACTGTAACCACATGAAAGCAAATGGCTGTTTGTCAGATATGGGGATTATTGTACTTAATCCATTCATTTATGAAAAACACGGCTGTACTTTGTTAGGACATGAATTGTACCATTGGTTTGGATATGCAGAGCATGAAATACCAATTTGTGAAATAAGCCAGGAGTTTAGATGAAAATTAAATGTCCGAATTGTTTATCTGATTGTTTAGATCAAGGTGTAGACGAAAAAATACTTTGTCATGAATGTGGTATCACTTCTGTAATTGTGCCTATTGTAGAATTTATGCAAAATTTACGTGACCTCGAAAGATAATACCTATAAACTATCAATTTCGGAAGGGATTATGGAATTTAGAACTCGACACATGAGCCTTGTTGCTTATGCTGGTATCGCAGTTTTGATAATCACAAAAGATTTGATAACTGATCCTATCCAATTGGTAGCACTCTTAGCTCCGATCGCTGGAATGTTCACATGGGATAAAATCGTAGATGGAAGAAAAACTACGACATAATTTTTTTACTATGACTCATAAACATTTAGCACAATGCGAATTAAAGAAAAAAAACATTTCTTCTTTAGAATTTTCTGAAACAGTTGATGAACGAATAACTGAGTGGCCTCACTCATGGCCGCATGGAGAAATTAGTTATCGATTAAATAATTTTACCAATGATATTTCAAAAGAGTCGTGGCAAGAAAGAGCTGTAACTGTATCTCTTAGAGCTTGGCAATTAAAATTAAAACATCTTAAATTTAGACGAGAAAGAAATCCAGATACACATGTCGATTTCAATGTGAGCTTTGAAGATCTAGCCCATTTTGATGGAAAGAAAGGTGTTTTTGCACATGCACTTTTTCCAGGTCAGGGTGATGTTAGTGGGGATTGTCACATTAATGACGATTGGGATTGGGTGGCTAAAATATCAATGCAGACACTAAGCAAACCACCATTAATCCCTGTATTAATTCACGAATTTGGTCATTCAATTGGATTGAGACATGATACTTTTGATGTATCTGATATCATGTACCCAAGTTTCAACCTTGGACAGACAAAGTATAAGATTGGTGAAAGGTCCACTTTGAGAGCTCAAGAGAGGTATGGTAAGAGAAATCTATCAAGTTGGGTTTTAGAGTATTTCCAAAATCGAAGATTGCGTGGAAGCGATTTTCGTTAAGCAAAATACCTTTAAACTAATAAAATTAAGAGTCTAGCATGGTAGCCACAGTAATTATCGAAAGATTGACAGGCGTTGGACCTACTAGAACTGACATTACCGCAATTAATACTCGAGCTAATACTATTGATTCTCAAACTACAAATGACACCGCTAATCCAATTGAAATCCCAAGTGGTGGACCAAATTATTCCTATTGGGTAAATACCCAACTAAATGCAACAGTCGCTCCAGATAACTTGATTGATAATATTGAATGGTTTACCGATGGAGTAAACTCTTACGGAACGGGAATTACATTACAAGTGGCTACAGCAGCTTTGGCCTCTTATACACAAGCCACAGGAACTAATGGCGTTACAGGAATTTTACTAGATGATACT